CCATAGCAATCTCTACGATATCCATTACCATTACAATCATGACAAATAATTTTATGTGTCCTGTTTTCCGTGTCCATTTGTTCTTTCTCCTCTATTTTGTTTATAGAACTTTATTAGTTTGTTAAGCATTTTAGATCTAGTTCTACTAGTCTTGTCTGCCATAACTCCCAACTCTTTCCAATCTGCTATAGCAACAGAAAGGGACTTATATTTAGCTGTATCAGCCATTTTTCTTCTCCTTTTATTGTTTATACTCTCTATGAAACTATATGGGAAGATATACTATAAAGTCAAGTGTTGCATTAAATTTATTTTTAGTGTATTGTGGAGATCTCTTCTCACACCTTTTGTTTGCTCGTCCTAGTACAACTAGGGCGAGCATTCATTATCTTCTTCCCTGACCGTTATATTCTTTTCTACTATTACGTTTATTTGGTCTTTTAGAATGACGTCCTGGACGTTTCTTATTAGTGTGTTTTATAAATGTACCTGAACCTGATTGAACTTTACGCGCCACTATTCTTTAACTTCCTTAATTCTTTTAATTCCATGCTTATCTACTTCTACGATAGCTTTAACTTCTTTACAACTCCAATTAACATTAGTTCCTTGATCTCGTTCCACTTTACGTTTTTGTTCTAAACAATCCGCAATATTAGCTTTAGGAGAATATCCTTCTAATTTTCCATTCATATACATTAATAATGCAAACACAACTTCAATCATTACTTACCTCTGATTGAATCTAATTCTTTCTCTAGTTTATCTACTTTCTTTTCTAATTGAGCTATTAATACTTTTGTGTGTACGTTTTCTTCTAATTGTTTAGAATGTTTGTCAATTGATTTAGCTTGATATTCTATTAACATATACATCTCTTGATTTTTTGGAGTTTGTTCTGCCTTTTTCAAAAGATCTTGCGCCATTAATTTTTCATTTGTTTCAAGTCTATTAAGTCTTTCAACAATTCCAAAATAAGTCCATACCGCTACAACAATGGCAGATATAATAGCTACTATATTTTTAACTGGTAATGCTACACTTGTTTGGTCACTTAATTTAAATTCACTACTCATTTTTGAACTGTTTCTGTCATTAAACCTATTCTTTTACTGTTTGTAATTGGAATGTATTTAATAACTCCGTTAATATATTGTTCTACTTCTTCACCACACAGAGAACATCTGTAGAAATCTTTATATAAGAATAACAAAGGTGATAACAAATTGCAATAGGGACATATACCATGTTCTATTCTGGCTCCTAAATGTAATGGTTTTCTAAATTTTTTTGTTTTCTTTGGCATTTATTTGGTAGAACATATCATCAGAATCATCTGTCTTCCAATCTTTATTTTCTACGTTCCACTCTGTAGTTTGGACTTTATAATCCGGCCAATGTGTTGAAGTTGTAAAACTAGGAATACTCCACAAAATACGATTATTAGGTTGAGCTGCATAATTACCGTTATCAAGAGCCAAAATGTGAGCACACTTGTGCTGATCAGGAATTTCGGAATGTTCAGTATCGATAATATTAGGTTCCGGATGTGCCCAATCCACAGTGAATAAATATTGTCCATGAATAAACTTTTTGTCTTTACCTAAATACTTACAACGTTGACCACTTAAAAAATCAAAAGTAGTAACACTAGGGTAATAACTAAATGAATTCCATAGCTGAAGATCTTCGAGATCTTGATGTTCCATTTGTCCTTGATGCAAAGTATCGCTGCTTCTTCTTTGAACAAAAGCAGAGATAGGAAGTCTCCAATAGATTGCACCGTTTGTAAGTAAACAATGAAACAAGAGTGCGCGGCCGCTAATACTCCCCAAACCAAATACCACGCAGTCTTCAGTTTCGCCTTGATGTTTTCGTAAGTCATATAAATATTCTCTCCTTATTTTACAGTATATAGGTGGTATATTAGCATTTAAATAAGACATTTAAAACTATTTTATTGCACCCCAATTATCCCCAGATTCATAATCAACTTTATTTGGAATTTCTAATTTAATAGCGTCTTCCATTATATTAACTATCTTTTCTGCATGTTCTGGTGATTCAACTGATATATCTACTTCATCGTGTATTTGTATGTGAGGTATAATTCCATTTTCATATAACCTTATTAAAGATTGTTTAGTCATATCAGCAGCAGATCCTTGTATTAATCTATTTAATGCTTTGTATGTAAAAGCTCTTTTAATTCCAGGACCATATTCTTTTATAGCATCAGCATGTTTCTTTGGAGTTCCTGCACCAAACGTAGTTGGTTCCCAAAGATCAAAGTGACAAAGTCTTCCACCTAAAGTTCTTATCTTCCCAGATTCATCTGCTCTTCTTGATACTGCTTGCATTAACTGTTTAATGAATGGTGCTTTAGCATGATATTGTGCAATCAATTTTTCTGCTGCTTCTTTCATCAAACCTAATTCAGCCATCAATTTATTCTTACCCATTCCATACATCAATCCAAGATTAATTGTTTTAGCTTGTGATCTTTCAATACCTGCCATCTTTGCAACAGCACTATGGAAATCTGCTTCACCTGACTTATATGCATTAGCAATTTCATCTATACCATCTAACTTTTGTAATTTAGCATAATGAACTAATATTCTTGGTTCTTGTTGTGAGTAATCAAATACTCCCCACTTACAATTTTCTTCAGGAATAAATATAGATCTAATCATAGGACCTAAATCTTTATGTCTAGCGGGTATCTGTTGTAGATTAGGATTAGACATTGAGAATCTTCCTGTAACAGTTCCACCATCATCAGATCTAATTTGATTTATATCTGCATGTATTCTTCCTTTAACCGAATGTTTAGTTATTGTATCTATAAAGGTTGTATGTGATTTATTAATCTCTCTTGCATTTGCAATATCTTGTGCAACTTCATGTGGATGATTAGATAAAAAATTTTTAGTAAAGCTCGGAGCTCCCGTTTTTTCTGTTCTATCGTATGGTAATTTTAAAGAGTCAAATACTTTTGCTATTGATGATGCTGCCCATAATTCTACAGAAACACCAGTTAAACCTTTGATTTTATTGACTATTTTATTTTCCTCATTAATCAAATATTTCTTAATTTTCTCTGCTTTTTCAACATCAACTCTTACGCCTTTAAATCTCATATCAACAAGACAAGGAAATAGTTTTGTTTCCGTATCAAATATAGTCCAAAGATCTTGATCATCTAATTCAACTTTCATTCTATGCCAAAGTTTTAAAGTAGATTCTGCATCTCTTTCAGCATACTGACCAACAAACATAGATGGAAGTTTCCACATATCTTTTTTAGCATCTATTCCATATTCTTTTGCTGCTGCTTGTAATACAGTTTCATTCTTACCTATCCCTGCATATTCTTTTGCAAGTGTATCTAATCTATAACTTAATCTATTTTCATTTACTAATGATGCTGCAATCATTGTATCTACAATTTTAGCTGGCATCTTTAATCCTGCTGATCTTAACCAACACACATCATACATTGCATTATGAAATATAAATCTTGAATCTTGTTTAAATAAATCTTGTAACCAATCTAAAACTAATTTCTTATCCATGTTACCACCACCTTCATGTGCTATTGGATAATAAGCTGACCAACCTTCTACAGCTACTGCTACACCAACGATTCGTCCACGATTAGTCACGTTCCCCGATCCTAGTTCCATTAACTCCGGATCACATGTTTCTAAATCTATTGCTATTTCTTTATGACCACGAAGATCTTTTAATTCTTCTGGTACCACCCATTCTGTTTGTGGTGTAAATAATATCTGTTGAAATGTTCTTGTCATTTGTAATCTCTTTCTACTATCATTTCTAAATAATGAATTGCTTTTAATATATCTTCCTTCTTACCATATAATCTATGTCAACAGATATATTTAATTGCATTACCTTCTGCGAACGGTAAATTGTTTTCGTTAATAAAAATTGATGGTTGTATTTTCATTGTCTTATAATGTTTACCACCTACCTGTTTAAAAAATGCTTTGTTTGTCATATAGTGTATGCTTTGTTAAAATCTCGAGGATCTACAATATGTAATTCTTGTTTAGCTCTTGTGAAAGCTGTGTTGAATAACCTATGTAAATCATCTGGATCCTCATCTCCTTGTTTAATTGCTGCTGTTGTTAGATCTAACAAAACTAAAACTTTTTCACGTTCGCCACCTTTAGCGCCGTGAATTGTAGACATAAGAATTCTTGGAGTTTTATTTATCTTCTCACCATTAGCTCTCATATTACGAATATAGTTTTCTGTAATCGTATCAACACCTTCAAATGATTCATACCATACTTTATCAGTAAGTAAACCATGATTTTGCAAACAATCTTTTATTGTGTATTTTTCTTCAGCTTTTAATGTTTTAGCATCTCTATATCCAGGAGTTACATTGGCTCCTAAATATGTATATATATTTTTAATTTGTAGATAATTTAGTTCTTTACCATTTCTAAAATCTTCCCAATTACTTAATGCTAATAACAATTCTAAAGATAATGAATTGACACCTTTATATTGATAATACCAACCTTGTAATTCACATAAATCTTTAACATCATTTAAAAAATGATTAGCAGAAGCTAATATTAGCCATTCTCCTTGCGACATATCTACTTGAGTAATATCAGTATAATACTTCAATAAACCCGTTTCTTTACGTGGATTATAGGTTTTTTCATATCTATTTGATACTTTAGATATAATTCTTTGTGATAATTCGTGTATAGGACCTCCTGGAATACGATAAGATTGTTTAAGGGTCTGTATCTCATCCACCTCATTCTTTAATGCTATAAAGTGATCTATATCGGCTCCGGCCCATCTAAATATTGCTTGGTCATCATCTCCTGCAATATAAGTCTTTTCTGCTTTTTTCCAAATAGATCTAACCATCTCCCATTGTAAATGAGATAAATCCTGAGCTTCGTCTATAAATAAAACTTTAAGTTTAGGAGCTATATCTTGTTCTATAAAATCTTCTAATAAATCTGTAAAATCTTTTAATCCTTTTTCTGCTTTATATTTTTTAAGTTCTTGATCTAATAAAAATAATGTATCTCTTTCTATATCTAATAAATTTCTTCTTAAATCATAACACTCTAATAAATCCATTTTCTTAACTCTAGCTGTATTTATTATAGTTAAATATTCATTATCAGAATTAAATATACCATCTTCATTTGAATAAGATGCGGTCTTAATTGGAATATTACATCTTATACCAAATTCTCTATAATCTTCTTTACTCATCATCTTATCTTTAGTTACACCTAGCATTCTAAATGCAAGTGAATGCAAAGTTCTAAAATAAATTAAATCATTCTCCGGACTTAATGAAAATTTTATAGAAGCTCTTGTCGCTGCTTCTATTGCAGCTTTCTTTGTAAAAGAGAAATAACCAATTTCTTTTGGTCTAATTCCCTGTTTTATAAATTCGTCCACCAAGTTTAACAACGTTGTTGTTTTCCCTGTCCCCGGTGGTCCCAGTATTATTGTTTTCATATTTTTTTATCTTTCTTTCTAAAAATAAATTCCTAATAGATAGTTTTCTGTTTTTATCTTCTAAGAATTCAATTCTTTTTTTATATTTTAAATACCAATTTGTACCTACTGCTCCCATTAAAAATGTTGCTCCTGATATTTAGTTTGTGAAACTGACGCATCTATTTTCTTCATAGCATTAATTTTAACTAATCTAGGTTCTTGACCTTTAACTTTCATTCTAATTTCAGATACAAATATTCCTTTATCTTTTAATTGTTTAATAAGATTACCTGTCTTTGACTTATCCATTTCCCAATTATTCTTTTTACAAAAATTATAAAAGTCATCCATTCTAAAATATGTAAATTCTCTCTTATCATCCGTATATGGAAGTTTATTAAAGATATCATCAATTGTTCTTGCATTCTGTCTATTAGTGGTCCAATCTTGTAATAAAGATGTTATTTGATTTATTGGATCTAAAGATTCTAATGGTTCAACTGTTTCTAAATTATCCATTAAAGGTTTTAAATAATATTCTCTCCAATCTTTATCTTTTAATTTAGGTATAACTAAATCAGCTTTTTCTAATACAGCTACAGAAAATAAAATAGGATTTGCTAAATGTTCTGCTTTTAACTCAATTCTTTTTTGTGTTTCACCTTCTCCTATACTTAAAAAATACTGCGGTGGATTTGAATTATATTTTATTAAACTACCTAAAACAGGCATAGCTTCATCATCGCCACCTACTCCAAATTTTTTAGTTCTACATAATTTTGCATTACAAACTTCATTTATAGGTGGAAGTTTACATCTATACTTATCGTAACCTTTTTTACCTAAAGATTTTATTAATTGTTGAACTTCTCCATTAGGTAAAGGCGGAGACATATACTTTAAATTAGCTGCGACAACTTTATCTTGCCAAGAATCAGGATCAGATTGTTTAAAAAATATGGCAATATTAAATAATGCATTGTTCCTAGATCCTTCGCCAAAGCCATCGCGAGCTAATCTATTTAAACATGGCGGACCATCTTTAAATGCTTCTTCTATCTTCGTTTCCTTGATTTCGATTTTTTCAACTTCCTCTTTTGTGCGCGCATAAACATCATAGAGCTTATAAAATTCCTCAAGTGACATAGCGGCGCCATTATCGTCGAACGCATATCTTAGTCCTTTTGTTTGGTTATGGTAGGGAAGATTTAAAAAATTACCTGTGTCCCCACGTTCCACAAGTATTTCCGTTTGCTTTGGAAATATCTCAACACCTTGATATCCTAAAGAATCAGAAATTCTTTTTAATGTAGTCTGCATTAATGCAGCTGAAATAAATTCTTTTGTAAATAAAAATATATGCGCTCCGCCAGATTTAGATCTGAATACTATTAATGGAAGATTTAAACTTCTAATTTTTTGTATTAATTCTTTGTGGTTAAGATTATACTGATCAACATCAATACAACCCCACTTACAATTATTATGTTCATTAATTGGAATAATACCAAGAGCAGGATCAATCCCGTTAAGATGGTCTTCCCAAAGATTATCCGTGATCGGCTTTCTAATAATAAATGCTTTTCCTTTTTGTTTTCCACTTTCACTACGTTCTCCTTTTTGATATTGACCGTAAGCACTTTGCAGGCCACTAAATATTTCTTTAAATTTTTCTTTCATACAACAATTTTAGTTGGAGCCCCAATTAAGGGGCCCCGATTAGTTTAACTTAGAACGGTACGTTCTCAGTTACTCTCTCTTCTACATCAGCTCTTGTTTGCACCGACCCTTTTCTAACATCACCGGAAAAACCTTTTGCACTTAAGTACAAAGATTTATCTTTGGTTTCTAAAATTCGGTCTTGTGTTACTACCCAACCATACCAACTACCTTTATCATTTTTTTGTAGAGTAGATGCTAAGTTGTATACAACACCATGCATTGGCGGAACTGCAAATCCACCTTTACCGTCAGGGATCTGAACAGTTTTCATCATTGCGTTCCACTTCTTGCTTACATTCAACTGAGTTGATTTCATGGTAATTAAAGCTGGAGTAAATCCACCCGCTTTAGTTTCTACCATTACATAGTAAGAAGCAGTCTCTTCAATATAGTTACCGTTAGGTAATCTAACTTTAGATCCTTCTCTCTTACCTGTAGCTATCACTGGACTGTTAGGTAAGTGAATTGCAACCGGAGCTGCTGATCCTTCTCCTCTATCAGACCATTCTGGATAGTCTTTTTTATAGTAACAAGGAATAACTTTAATTCCTTTTTTACCATCATACAGTTCATTCGTAACTGTATTATAAATGTTTCCAGGTTTAGCACCCTCAACATATTTAGCATCACCTTCAGTTACCTGTGGCGATAGCTGTCCCAATATTCTGATGAAAGGTAACGCAAGATCTTGTTGCGTCATATTTTCAAAACCTTTGTCTAGATCATCTCCAAACAAAGCGACAGAACCATTGGTTACTGTTTTTTTAACCATTGCTTCATTAGCCATCATTCATTCTCCATTATTTACGGGTTATTTTAGTTGTGTCTTTAATCCAAGTACTAAAGACATCAGAAGGCATGTCAAGCCCGGACTCGACACGCTCCTGAAATAAGGCTGTCAAAGTATTCCAAGCCACATCAGATTTCTGGTGCGGATTAAAACCTTTTGACGCCGCAAGGTCCAACAATTGTTGTGCCTTGTCATCTTCGCCACGACCGAACGTAACAGAAACATTGTTTTTAATAATGTCTCCTAGTCCGTTCTCACGAAGCCATTTATAAGCATCTTCCCTTCTTGAATCATCTTTGGGAAGAGTACATCTGTATTCTCTTTTGACTGTTACAGATGAACCATCAGCTAATTTCAAAGAACTTAAACCTTGCTCCGCTAAAAGCTCAGGTATAACTCGTTCACTAATATCTCTTGCCTTTGCCTTTAAACTATCTACATGTTCTTCAGCTTTAATAATTTCATCTTCTAAAGCTTTTAATTTTTGGCATTGGTCTGCTATTGTAGTTACTTCTACATTGTCTAGAAGATCAGTTGAATCTTCTAACATCATTTGTTTTACATCGTCGTTCATATTTTCTCCTTGTTGTTATCCTTTCTGATAGAGATCTAATTCTATTGGGTAATATTTAAACTCTCTTCGATCCCATTTCAAGAGGTTAAATTGGCCATTGGTCATATCACTTGCTATAGCACAAGAAATACCAATAACCGAAGGATCTCCTGTAAGCAATATATAATCCTGTTTTCTAAAATCTCTAAGATTTTTTCTCATCTTAAAGATAAAAGGACTAGGACTAAATATGATCTGTGAATCTGGTCCGTAATTAGGTAAACAAATAACTAAGTATCCAAAATTGGATGCACCTAAAATATTTATATTTGCAGGCGGATGCTGCAACACATATACAAAAGTTTCTTTAGGATTATTTTTATGAAACTCTAAAAACTCCGCAAGCGACTTTTCTCTATACAACTCAAAAATTTTATTTTTCATTCTTTTTTCTCTCTTGACAAATCATATAATGATCTTTATTTATAATGTCAATAGAAAGAAATAAATTATTTATGGTAAAAAATTATAAATTTAAAACTAAGCCATATGCACATCAAATAAATGCATTGGATAAATCTTGGGATAAAGAAGAGTACGCATATTTCATGGAGATGGGTACAGGCAAATCTAAAGTATTAGTTGATAATATGGCTATACTTTATGATAAAGGTTTAATAAATGCGGCGTTAATTGTAGCACCAAAGGGTGTTTATAGGAACTGGTTTTCTTCTGAAATACCAACACATTTACCTAGCCATATACAATACAAAACTGTATTATGGACTGCTTCAACTTCAAAAGCTAAGGATAAAGAGTATCAAGATTTATTTAATGTAGACTATAACCTTCACATCCTCCTAATGAATGTTGAGGCGTTTTCTACACCTAGAGGTTATGCTTTTGCTAGAAAATTTTTAAATAGTCATAAAGCTTTATTTGCTATTGACGAATCAACTACTATTAAAAGTCATAAAGCTACTAGAACTAAAAATATAATAAGTATAGCCCCACTTGCAAAATATAGAAGAATATTAACAGGATCTCCTGTTACTAAATCCCCTTTAGATTTATACACTCAATGTAAATTTTTAGATGAAAATTTATTAGGATTTAGTTCTTATTTAACTTTTCAAAATAGATATGCAAATATGGTTAGAAAGAATTTTGGTGGAAGACAAGTTTGGATAATTAGTTCTTACCAAAGATTAGATGAATTATCAGAAATTTTAAAACCTTTTTCTTATCGTGTATTAAAAGAAGATTGTTTAGATTTACCTGAAAAAGTTTATATAAAAAGAGAAGTAGAATTAACAAAAGAACAAGAACAACATTATGCTACAATGAAAGCAACTGCTATGGCTTTATTAAAAGGCGATATTGTAAGAGCTCCACATGCATTAACCCAATTAATGAGATTACATCAAATTGTTTGTGGTCATTTAAAAACAGAAACAGGAGAAATAGTAGATATACCAACCAATAGAATAAAAGAATTAATAAAAATATTAGAAGAAACTAATGGTAAAGTAATTATATGGGCTCACTATATTCATGATATTGAAAAAATAGTTAAAGCTATATCAACAGCAAAAGATGAAGAAGGTAATCTTTTATATGGTCCAGAATCTATTGTTTCTTATTATGGAGAAACTGAATCTGCTACTAGACAAAAAAATATAGAAGCGTTCCAAGATCCGCGATCCCCGGTCCGATTTTTCGTTGGCAACCCTGCTACAGGCGGTTATGGTATTACATTAACAGAAGCTAGTACCGTTATATATTATTCTAATGGATATGATCTTGAAAAAAGATTGCAGTCAGAGGATCGCGCACACAGAATAGGTCAGAAAAAATCAGTAACTTATATTGATCTAATTGCGGAAAAGACTGTTGATGAAAAAATCGTCAAAGCTCTCCGCAAAAAGATTAATATTGCGTCT